TTTTGATTACGAACAGATAAGTCTATCTTATCAAATATGTTTTCATCAACCAACTCTTCGGCTTCGTCCATTACCCACGTTGAAATGTTAGTTAATGATTTAAGGTTTGCAGTTTGGTCGCCCGATGATGATTTAATACCTTTGAAAATAATCGATGAACCAGACAACCTATTTCGTATTTCTGATTTTGTGATGTGAAAATGGTCTTGTAGTCCTAACGTTTCTATTTTGTCAAGAAACTCGGGTATAATAGATACATAAGCAGATGTTAATGTATATCGTGTAAATAATATAGTATGCCCCGCTTCATAAGTCAACATCAATAACATTGTGTTTATTGAATATGATTTCGAACTACCTCGTCCACCCGTTACAATAAAATATCGACTATCACTTTGTTGTAATGGTTGAAACTTACTATTTAATTCTATCATTTAAATTTGATGATGTCTTTGAAGTCAAGGTTGAAACCACCAGATGTTATATCAACGCTTTCTTTAGGCTTACCATATCGATAGTTAAAGTACAATGTCATAGCACGACCATCGCCTTTTAACACTTGTTTACCTAATGTTTTAATAACCTCATCATTATCAATAAGGTTGTCTAACTTTTCAATTAGTTTTAACTCGTCTGCTTTTTTAGGTCTACCTGCACCTTCTCTTTTACCTCCGTTATTTTTTCTTTTATCCATATTGATACTAAATTGTTTATTCGATTATATAACGTTGATTATTAATGATTTTAAAAATCAAGTGTAAATGTAACAATAAACAAATATAACTTGATTGTATTGTAATTGTATTCTTTGTCTGGTGCAATGTATTCCCAACCTAATAATAATCTATCGTGTGGTAGGTGCAATTGTATTTCTAGTTCCCAATTCATATGCAAAGTAGTGGTTTTTGTGGTTTAAATGAATTTTTAAATGTTCCTTCTAGCCATTTTGATAGTTGGTTGTCTTTATGTATATATAGCATTTTTGATTTGTTTAAGTCTATGTAGTCGTTTGGGTTTTTTCCGTTTGCATTATATACGATTGGTACAACAATTACAAAAGGTGTTTTTTTGTATTTATGATATTCGAATATATATGTTTTTGTTATTCGACCAAGATTGTCTCGTAAATCAGCCATTGATGCGTATTCTCGTATTTGATTTAATGATACTTTTTTGCCTTCGAATTTTCCATTTTTTGATATTGTTTTTATTTCTGCTATTACGTTTACGTTTTCATCAGCGAATTTAAAGTCGATATCGCCTATATATAAATCACGATGACCGTCAAAGTAGTTTGTTATTGTGTTTTCAAAAAAATTTGTTTTTTGTTTTTGTTCATTGATTTTCTTTCCGTTTTCAATTATCCTGATAATGTAATCTATTGGGTTGTTCATAGCTTTGTTTTTTTTAGTTAAATTAATCCTAGTATTATTATATTGTTTATGTTATATGTGTTTAAGTGGCTTATATAGGATATTGTTTTTGATATTGTTTTTTGTGTTGTTTCGTTTTTTAATATCAATGTATCTCCTATTTGATAGTTTTTGTTTTTTCGTCTGACTTCAAATGTTTTCAAACCTGATTTTATATCTTCAAAAAAATTATCTTTTATATCTAAATTGTGTTTCATTTTGATTTAAAGTATTTCACATCTTCATATGTCATAAAATCATTATAATCTATTTTTTCATCGTTGTCTTTTAAAACGTAAGATATGTATTGTGTTGACAAATATTTATCTTTGTTTTTCTTACCTACATCTATTTCAATGTAGTTTCCTGTTACTTTACTTGTTGTTAATTTAAATGATTTCATATTTTTTATTTTTAATGGTTAAAACATACTTATTTGATTTTGGGCAACGTCTTTATATATTGAATTTTTCATCATTACTATATTAGTGCAATCATTAGAAGCTTCTCCTATCCACTTATATGATTTTGTTATTGCGTTTCGTAATTTAAGCATTCCTCCTTTGTCAGCAGTTTGTTGATTTTTCATCCATTCAGTATTTAACTTTTCTCGTTTTATTTCTGTTGTTAATTTCCAATTAGGAGATTTATCACGATGGGCCCACAAAGCTGGGTTTGATGTTTTCACATACATTGTTCTACCAACTGCTTTATATAAAGATGCTAAATAATCACTAATTTTTCCACCAATACCTAAGCCTTGATAATCCGGCAATACAACGGTTCTACTCATCCTGTAACCGTCAACTATATTCCCGTGGGGAAAAGGAAGTACAGCATTAAAAGCTACCGGTTTATCGTTCATAAGCGTTATATACATAGTGCAAGCTTTATTTAAATCTTCTGTTAAATAATGATATTGTTTGAATATATTCCAAGCTTCATATCTGCATCGAAATATCTGAAGTTTAATTTCTGGTCGGCTACTCCTTCGACAAGACGGTCTCTCGACTCGCCCTTTTAATGGTGAATAAGTCCAATCCGGTGTTAACCATTCCATAATATCGAAATGGCAAGACGCTAATACTATTTTTTTATTATGTCGTCTAATGTATTTTTGCAAAGCGAATGACATCGCCTTAGCAACATCTCTATCTACGACAGATGTAAATTCATCAACTAAAATAACATCGCCTTGTTTTGCTTTACCTACTTTGTAAGCTAACATAGCTCGATATTGTTCTCCGTTCGATAGCAATGAATAAGGACGTAACCACGTTGGAACAGACCCCAACCCCATTGATGATAACAATTGTGTTGCTTCTTTTTCAGTCAACCAATCGAAATTAGAAATCAATGCTATGTCATCCTTGAACGTTTCATCTGTCAAGTCGCCTAATTCTTTCAATAAGGTAGTTTTACCCGTACCAGACCCGCCATATATAACGCCAATGTTCCAATCAAACATATTTGTTTCTCCTAAATTAATAGGAATTTTAACAGTTGTTTCATCTTGGTCTTGAATATCAAACGCTTCGTATATGTATTCAGTATACTTGTCGTTTATTATTTTGTTTTTTCTTTCTATGTATCTCATTTTGTTTTGTTTTGATACCCCAATCGTTGTAATATTTCTACTTTGTCGATTTTAACAGGTTCTTTTATTTTAAATTCTTTAATCATTCTTTTATTAAAATATAGTTCATCTCGTTCGCAATATACAACTTTTTTTAATTTGTATTTTCTTTTTTTATAAGTGAAATGCAAATGACAATATAAAATTTCTCGTCCTTCAGGTTTTATTATTTTCATATTACCTTATTGTTGCACGTGCATCAGTTAATCCTCCACAATCGATTATTTCAAATGTTGTATTGTATTCTTTCCATTTATACGATTTTAAAACAAGTGAAGCACGTCTGTCGTAATCTTCTTTCTTTTCGTCTGATAATTCACGATATGCTTTTTCGTTGTCTGTTAATCCTATTCCTTCTTTAGCTTGTAATTGTTTGTATGTTGCTTTTTGATTAAATAATAAATCATTGTATTTGTTTTTTAATTCGTTGTATTGTTCTACGTCTTTGTAGTTTGATGTTACCTCTTGACCTAGAATATCAAATTTAAACATATAATACAATCTTTTGATTTCTTTGTTGTTCATTATTTCATCGAACATACTACGTGAATGGATAGCAGTTGCGTGATTACGATTGACGATTTCGCCTATTTTTTCTAAAGACCAAAATGTGCTTTCCATTGCCAATTTAAAATACAATGTTCGAAACATTACTGCTTCAGCCTTACGTGACCTTGTAGCTATGTCGTATCCAGAATAACTTTCAATGAATGTTTTTATTCTTCCTAGTTCTGTTTTGTAATCAGTGTTTTTCATAATTTTAGTTTTTATATTGGGTTTTTATTCAGTTCTTAATTTCAATAGGTTGTAGCATTCTATGTATTTTAATTTTGCTTTTCCTTTGTATTGTTGTTTAAACAATTCGTACATCTTTTTTGTGTATTGATAATGAGTAACACAATCGTCAAGGTATTTTTCTGCAAATCGTTTCCCCTTTCCTTTAAAATAATTTACATTGTCAGCGGTATCGCCAATTATCATTTGTTCGTAAAAATTGTATAGGGCTTCGTCTTCGCTTATATTTAATACTTCTCGATGTGCATAATGATAATTGTAAATTAACGCAGGAAATTGTTTGTAATCCTTGTCTATCGATACAATCATAACGTTGTCACGACCAATTTCATCAGACAATTGTTTCCAATACCTTGCTACAAGGTCATCAGTTTCTAATCCGTAACAATAAATGCTGTCGTAATGGTCTTTTACGAATTGGTGCATTTCACTTAACAATGGTGGCAATTCTTGTTTGTTTCTATTAGCTTTGTAAGTGCGAGTTAATTGTTTTCTGAAATTTCCTTTTGACCCGCTGAACACTCTGACCTCATCGACAGTATAAATTTCTTCCAAATCATTTACAATTTTCATAAATTGTTGGTCAAATTTATTACGTGCATCTTCTATGTTTGTGTAATATTTTTCATCATCTTGTTTTTCTCGTTTTCGATAACAAGAAGCGAATATTAAACTGTCTGCGTCAACTAACAAAATCATATTATATATTTTTTATGTTTAATTTTAAATAATTTTTATGTTCAATTTCTTTTATTTGGTAATTGATATTGATGTCAGTTATTTCTGGGTTATTTTCAATAAGGTTTTCGATTTTGTCTTTTAATGCCAACCAAGATGCTTTGTTTATTTCCATTTTTTAAAATAATTTTTTAAGAATTAAAAGTATCACAAGTGCAAATGTTATAAACCAACTGAATTTACAAATCTTACCAATCCATTTTATGATTAATTCTAATACATAAGCAATGTCATTATATCCTAAATTTCTCAAACCAGTTAATTTTGGATTGTAAGGAATAAAAAACGATAATATTAAAAACGTTGCTAATACTTGTATCATATTTTTTGTTTTAAAAAAAGGTAAGCTGGTTTCTTCTTAAGACATTTAATAAGCACTTATCCCAGTGCATCACTTACCCGGATTTATATTATATCGTTGTTAACGATAAAGGAAAACAAATGCAATCTTCCA